GCATTTTGATCAAACATTATTACTGTTCCTAATTCATCTATTAGAATGTCTGCAATTTGGTTATTAACCATATTGTAACCAACTTGATATGCCTTCATTAAATCTACTAATGAAGTGGATCTGGTATTTCTATCTGAGAATACTCTTCCTTCAACAGGAAGTTTACACCCATATAGTGTATTGTTTCCTTTAAATTGGAAAGGCAACCTACCAGGTTTAGTTCTATTTATTCCTATATATATTGGGTTTATGTTATCACCCATTGTAGATCTCCACATAGCTGGTAAATTTGGACCAACTTTTACACCACCCCAAACTTCATTAATCCATATCCATTCTATGTGTTCACCTTGTAATAAATTTTCTTTAGTTTTATTTTTAAATATTGATGTATCATATATAGCTTTTTCAGTTATTTTAAATGTTTCATCAACTACTTCTTGAGTAACTTCACCATCCATTTCAATTTTAGTAAGATGACCTAATTTACGTTGAGTCTTCCAATAGATAGTAGATACTCTCATTAGATTACCTTCATCTAATGGAGTCATATCTTCACTCTGATCTAAGATCTCACTTAATATATCACCACCTATTGCAGGATCATTCCAGTAATTACTTGTATATTGTCTATATGCTAATCCAGGCATTTGTGTATTCCATGCATGAGATCTTGTAGCATCATAATAAGCACCATCATTTTGATAACCATTTACTTGATATTGTGCAGATCTAGCTGGATAAATTCTTTGTAATGATTCAAGTTGTTTATTATCCATTAAATATCCATACCTATCTACAACATCAGAAACTGTCATTAGATCTACTTTTCCTACATAGTTTGAATCAGCAATATATCTTTGATCAGGAGATTTTTGATAGAAGGTTAATACAGGATTCCAAAGCTCTACATCATAGTCATCTTCTAACATACGGAAATGCCAGAATTCTCTATCTGCAATAAGCATATCTCTAAATCCTCTTTCTTCTAGTTCTTGCATATGAAATCTTTCTTCATCTACTGCAAGTTGATGAGAAGCCCATTCTTCAACCATACTTCTATAAGACTTGCTAAAGAAGTCTTCAATTTCTGGAAGAGTTTTTAAATTTTCTGGGGCAAGTTGTTGTTGAGCTTGTTCAGATCCAGGATCCATTCCCATCTCAACCATTTTCATTGTAAGTTGTTTTTCAGCATCAGCTAATAATGCTTGTTCAACCTGCATTCTTTTTTGTTCTAACATCTCATTATAAGATGCATCATCTATAGCTCTAAATTGAACCTTAGAATATCTCTTAGCAAATTCTCCTGTAAGTACATTAACAACATTTGGAATGATAGGATAAAATTTTAACTCTAATGCAGAATCATTTTCTTTAGTAAGAACATCCATCATGTCTTTATAATCATTGTCTGGTTCAACAATGTAATCTGACTTATCTATAATCCCTTTTGCAAGTTTATAATTCTTTAATAATCTTCTTGCATTTAAACGTAAAAACTCTATACCTTGTAGTTCTAACCAGTCTAGATTCCATGCCGCCCAGTCATCAGTTTTTTTAGAAAAAGGAAGAAATTGAACGGGTTGTGTTAAGCTTGAAAATGTAGGTCCACTCTCCGCTTTAGCCCCATTCTTTAATTGCATTGCATTTAATACTCTCATTCTTTTCTTTTTTATTTATAATTCTTAAAACCAGATCTCTTAATGTTTCTTGCAGAGTTGTGTTTTCCACGTCCAATATTTTTGAACGGACTATACTTTAATTTATACAAATTTTCTGTATTTACCAAAGATTTTGCCTCTGATTCACGTCTTTTAGAGTATCCTCTATTAGATTGTTGTATTTTTACAAAAGCAATCAATGAACCAAACGCAACTAACCTATCCACGTTAAGGCCAGGATAATAGGCTAACATTTCTTTTAAAAGCATAGGATCTGGAATTCTTTCTACACCTAATGTTTGTGACATTACATTTCCACTATCATCTAAATCTTCATTAATTACTTCTCTAATAAATTCTATAGCATAAGAAATTAAATGACTCTTAAATAATGTTCCTGTATTTTTCCAACCATATTCTTGATAAACTGTTCTATTAGATCCTAAATCTTTTAGAAATAATATTTGCTGTTTAGGTACTAAAAATCTTTGTTTTTTTCTAGCAATCATATGTTGAATAAACAAAGAAATATTATTCTCTACTAATGTCCAAGCATTGTACCATTCTATCAATAATTCTAATCTTTCATGAGTTTTATTAATATCATCAAATCTACCACACCATGCTGCTACAATTTTATCCTTCTCAATAAACTGTTCTGTATCTCCTGCTTCAGTAGTTCTAGTTACTTCTACTGCATTCTTATATACAAAGATACTACATAATGAATCTGATGTTGTAGTTTTTCCTTCTGACACAGGGTCAATAGATGCATAGTATGCACCAAACTCAGGACGTTTAGATGCAGGTCTTTCCCATACAACTATACTTCCTGTTTTATCATGTTGTTTTTTATCTACTGGGAATTTTGAAATAGGTAACTTAGAAGTTCTTTTAGCTATGATTCCTTCTTGGTCTCTATCTAATTCTATCAGTTCATAGGAGTATTCTTTCTCTTCAACTTTTTTAAGTTGCTTTGTAAGTATGCCTTGTGGAAAAATTGATGCTTTTCTATATGCAAAAGCTTCAGAAATATTTAATGGCTTTTGTGATATTCTTAATTGAAATTGTTCTCCATTTAGTTCATTCTTCCAACGTTCTCTTTCAAGATGTATAGCTTCAATAGCTTCTTCAATTTGTGAGTTTCCATATTGATCAATGTATGGTGGCATAGACCATTGCTCAGGTATAAATAAACCAGCCATACCTATTGTTCCCTCAGCATCTATTAGATCAGTTTCTACTGCATAAATATCATTTGATTCAGGACTCATGATCATATCCTTTAATGGTTTACATTGATCTAAATCACCCACTGATCCTGCAGCAATAAACATTCCTGTAGTCATCATTCCAGATGACATAGCAGGACGGAGATATTCATAAGTTTCTAACATTTTAGGGGCAATACCGGCCTCTTCATGAAAGAAGTATGTACATGGTCCACCAACTCCTGTTGTTGCATTTTTTTCAAAAGATCCTCCTTGTATTTTAGACTTAAGACCTCTAGCAGTTTTTCTATTACCAACTTTAACCTCTATTTGTTGTTGCCATAATAAAACCTTTTCAGGATTACTAGGTCTATACCATGCAGTATGTTCATTTAAAAATATTTTATATTCTTCTAAAAACTTCCAAGATCCTTTATCATTTATAAAGTCTTTTAAAGAAGCACCTATCTTACATGTACTACCTTCTTCAAACCAATAAGTATTAATAATTTTTCCCATATGAAAATATGAGGAAGCAATCTGACGTTTTTTAAGTATAGCCGCATGTTGATTATTTAATTCTGCTAACCATTCATATAATGCCATATGATATTGAGCATCTCTAACTTTAGCAAAACCATACTTCTTTTCTTCTTTATCAAATATAGGTAAGAAATTTAACCACATGTAATAATCTCTAGTAATATACCAAGTCTTATCTCCCTCTTTATATATTACTCCATTTCTACATTTAACTTTTTGGTCATCCCAATAAGCAGTAAAGTCCTTAGATCTAAAAGGACTATTGCAGTATACACCATCTGTATTAAATCTAGTGGCTTCTTCATTAAATTTAAAAGCCATCTCAGTAAATCCATACTTACCTGGTTCACTAAAGATGGACTCAATAAACTCTCTAAATTCTAAGTCATCTTTAAATTCAGTAGTTGTCCATGTATCATTGTCATATGTAGGTATAACCCTACTCATCCCTTAGTATTGCAAATACATCACCTGATTGTACTAAAAGATGTTCTTCACCTTCATGCTCCATAGGAGTTGGCATAGCATAATCAGCATATTGAACTATATCACCTATTTTAATTTCTTTAACTTCTGCTCCAACACCTACTACTGTTCCTTTATATTCTTTCTTTTGAGCTATCTCAGGAATAATAATTCCTGATGCAGTTTTAGTTGCAACTTTCCATTTCTTTAATAGTAGTTTCTTACCTACTGGTATTATTTTCTGTCCCATGTTCTTAAAGTTTTTTCCATGATCCACTACCACCAAATGCTCCTAATCCTTCACCTATACCTACTGCTGTAGCATTACCACTAGTACCCCATGTTAGTTGTAGTGTACCACCATCTTCAGCAATAAATGCTTCTCCAAATGTAGTTGCTTTTAATAATGTTTCTTCATTACCAAAATAAATGATACCTTCTGCTTCAATATCTCCTATACCTATACCACCAGCACCTCCTTCATACTCATATGTATTACCTTCTGAGTCTTCAAAAATACATGAAACATGTGAATAAAATAAATATCCTTGTACACTAATTGTACAACTATAACTTATAGCATCTTCACCAGCTTTAGGCCATTGTCTTTCTGGTACCAAATCTAGTACATTGCTATTATTAGTTCTATCGGGTGTATTGGGATTTATCCCGTGTGCAGCAAACCATCTGTCTGCCTTTTGTCTTTTTTTGTTCATAATTAATTAATTTTATTTATTTATAATTGGTCATAAGCTAATCCTGCACCACCACGTACAGAGCTTTCTTGTTCTTGTCTCATATCTGTATATGCACCTTTATATGATTGTCTAATATTCTCAAATTTTGCAGCAGCATTAATCATTGAGTTCATATTTCCATCTCTACCATGTTCAATGGGAGTAACCTCCATATACTTAGCTAATCTATCTAACATTGCTTTAATACCAACATAAGCTCTATAGGTAGGTGTCTCATACATTTTTTTACACATATCTAAAGCATATCTTATTTTACCATCTTCTGGAGATTCTTCTAATTGTATTTCCTCAATTATAATATCTTCCTTTTCATGTTCTGGTAAATTAAAAAAAGGATTTAAATCTGGATCAGGACAAGACATATAAAAAACATATTGAAATACTTGCATATGAGTATCAGGATATTCAGTCATGATCTTTTTCAAAAAAGGTAGTGCATAACAATGCTCTGTTAATACTAGTTTACTATTTTGTATATCAAATAATTTTACAATCATGCTATCTGTTTTTTAAATTTTTTATAAGCTATTTGTAGTACTATAGGTTTTTCTGCTCCTTTCATTAGTACTTCAGTATAATCATCTTGAAATGCTTCTCTTCCTGGATGGAAGTATTGTTTAAAATATGCTATATCATCAAGATCAATAGTTACCAGTGTCATATAAAACTGAAAATCAGTTGGTATCTTTGAGGTCTTAGACTGTATTGGGACTGCGGCTGTAAATTCTTTTAATTTCATTGGTTATCTTTTATCCACATCATCAAAGATCTTACTTCATCTTTTAAATATGGGAGTTCATACATTTTTATTTCTTCTAATACGGGTTCTCCATCTATATGTTCATTAATAGGATATCCGTTTTTATCTGTTCCTACTTGTTTAAATTTAACATGTTGGATACTTAATTTACCTATCTTTAGTTTAGGGTTATGCTTTTTAATAATATACGCATAAATACTGAGTTGTAAATTATAATGATTTAAATTACAATCATCTAAGTGATTTACTGGTCTAAACATTTTGTTAGTTATACCTTCCCAATTAGTAAATCCTTTTTCTTTTATTTCTTTATTAGTTTTATAATCTGTAATATTTATATGACCATTTACTACTTCCACTAAATCAGCTTGACCACATATCCCTACAGATTTTAAATAAACTAAATGTTCAGGATAAACTCCTTCTTGAAGTTTTTGTTTAGGTGCAATCTTTAATCCATTTTCATCTACTATTGGTTTTATTATAGGTACTTCAGTTCCATGTCTTTGTATTGTATTGAATTCCATCATATCAGCTTCTCTTTGATTATGATAAAAATTTCCTAATGTAATTGCTCTTTGTGTTTCACCATCCCATGCAGCAATAATTTCTTTAGGAGTCATTCCATACCATTTGGATCTTTTGTTTTTTGAGGATTTAACAGCTTGTCCATCTCTGTCAAATTTTGGTTTGAATTTAGCTACAAGTCCTGTAACACTTACCCATGATATTTTATCCTGGTCATTGCTCTCATAGACATGTCCTTTCTCTTTAAATACTACTGCCATCACATTCAGTTTTTAAATTATTAGTATCTGTAGTACACCAAATCATATTTAGTGTTCCTACTATTGTACTATTTTCAGTTATGATATATTTATTTGTTTCCATTTTTTTCTATTTGATCAATGATTTTATTTTCTGTTTCTTCATCCATGTATGACTTCCAATATCCTTTTGGACATTCTGAAGATAATGATCTCACCTTAAAAGATAAACTACATCCACAGTCTGAACAACATGGTTGTGTTCCTGGAGCTAAACAACTTTCTCCAAATGCATCAAACAATGAACATTTAATACATTCTTGATATCTATCTGTTGCTACAGCTTCTACATGTTCTTTCTTAAAGATATTATTAGTAATGCCTTCAGCAATCTGGTCAATATTTTTAAATGCTCCTAAAAGTTTTTTAAAATTATTGGCCATTCTTCTTCTTTTTAAATTCTTTTTTTGCTAATATACTTTCCTCTATCTGCTTCATAGCTGTTTCCATATTATTAATATTACGTTGTATGTCTTCACTTTTAGCAAAACCATTATATGTTCTTTTTGCTATGTTCCCTAACATACTCTTATTCTTCTTAATAGATTTATCTAGTTTAGATTTTCTTAAAACAAATGTTCCTAATCCATCTACTTGAATTCTGGGATAATCTAATTCAGATAATTTTTTTCTTAATTTTGCATAATAAAAAGCTATAAAATCATCTACAACTGATGGATGAACTCCAACCTCTTCTGCTATTCCTTTTTTAAATTCTTTATGCTTCTTGGGATTCATTACCTAATATTTTATAATCCAATAATACTAAGCCACTATTCTGTATATCCATATCTTTGTTAATAGATATAGTTTTTTTATTATTACCTTTCTTCTCCAATAAACCTTTCTTGGCTGCTTTAGTTATTGCATTCCTAGCTGATTGGGGACTTTTAAATATATTCTTATTAACTAACTCTATGCAAAATTTAGTAAGTTCAATATTATCTCTTTTAGATAATTCCATTAAGAATTTTAAATCAGAATTAGTTATAACTATATCTTTAAAGAAACAGTATGTCATAATCTGATACATAATAGACTGGTCTAAATCTACTTTTAATTTTAAATCTACTTTATTTACTAATGCCATATTATAAACTCATTATCATATCAACAAAGTCTGGATGTGGATAACAATCCATTTTACCATTTCTTACATTAGTATGCGTTAACAAACCTTCTATTTTACCGTAGTGAGCATCTTCTTGAAACTCAAAACCTTTATATGGTCCATACTTTTTAATAAATTGTTTTAAACCAATTCTTATATCTATCTGATCTCTTTCACCAACCCATCTAATCCATTTTTCAGTTTCTTTAATCTGTTTGTCAGAATAGTTATGCCAAAATCTTTTACCTTTAAAGGCTTCATCAAGTTCACATACTTGATCTGGATGACATTTAGATTTTACATATGTTTTATGATCATTATCTAAATAACCCATATTACATATTTCTAATCCTACAGAATGTCTATTCATAAATCCTGATCCTGTTCTTCCTAAATGCCATCCTTGAGCTCCTTCTGGAAAAGCTTGAACCATAACTCCATCATATTCATCATCACCATTCCTATGATTTTGTCCACCTAATACAAATTCAGTGGCTATTCTTCCTCTAGTATCTCTTCCCCAGTGATCAATACATCTATATGGATTTGCATTACCAGCAGTATGATGTAAAAAAATATATTTATTTTCAATTGGTCCATCAATATATTCTCCTTTAGGTAAAAAGTGTTTATGAATTATTTGATCATAATTAGTTGTAAAGTATTGACTAGATAAATCATTATCTTCATCTATAGTATCCATATAACTAGTTCCAACTTGCAATAGTAAGGTCCAAGTATCTGAACCTACTATTCCATCAGCTGTTAAACCATTAGTTAATTGAAATCTAATTACTTGTTTCTCTGTAACTGGTCCAAAATGTCCATCTACTCTTAATCCTAATTTTTGTTGTAACTTTTGAACTTCACTATTCTTATCACCTTTTTTAAGTATTCTCATAATTATCCTTTTTATTTTACTTTTTCTGCAGCTTTTTCCATTGCCTCTTTAAAAGCTTGAGCTTCTTCTGAGTTAGGATCTACACCTTTAGTTCCTTCTTGTTGTGCAGCATATGTTTGAGCTAAAAACATCTGAGCTTGCATTCTTTCTGCTCTAGATTTTTCTATATCAGCTAATAAAGCTTCATATTCTGCTTGTACTGTTAAATGTGGAATATTATCCTTATAGAACGAAGTGATTTCTTCTCTACGTTCTGATAGTTCTTCTTTACTCATTTTTTCTTGAGTAGGATCCGTATTAGGATCTAATTTTAATGTTCTTGCCATTTGATTGATTTTTTTAATTAAACATATTTACAAATATATATAAATAGTTTAAATAAAAAAAGTTTATAACAAATAATTTTATTAGTCCTTTAAATTATATAGAGAATACTTTAAAGTAATTTCTTCACCCATCTCTATTTTACGGAGAGTTTTGATTTTTTTATAGGTACAATCAGCATCATCTTCTACTAATTCACAATTAGCTTGATCCGAATGATTTATAAACCCACCTAAAGGAGTACGAATATAATCATGTTGAAATTCTGGATCATATATGTGTGTAATACCCATATCTATTTCAGCAGGGATATCTTCTCTTGCAAAGATACCCGCACCATGTATGTCAGAAGGACCTATTGAAAGATATTCTGGTAATGGTTTATAAGCCTTTTTCTTTTCCATATGACTCAAGTGTTTTTTGTTTAAACTCTTTCCAAGTTTTTACTTGGTCTTTCATACTTCTATTCCTATTGTACTGGTCTATATACCAGTTTTTATCTCTTTGCATATATTCATCATCTATTAAGGGAGCATTTTTAATCTCATAAGCAATCCAAACCCAGAGTAATATAAATACTACAATAATCTTTACCATTTTACTTTGTCTGCCCAGTATGCAGCACTCATTTTACCTTTAGCAATATTCTTACCGTGTCTAGCTTTGAAGCTCTTACGTCTTGCCTTTTGTTTAGCAGACTCACCTGCTTTTGGTTTACCAGCTGTCTTAACGCCTTGTTGACCAAATCTTATTGTTTTAACTTTATCTCCTACCTTAGCCACAACTATGTGAGATTTCTTTGGGTGACCTGGAGTTCTTTTAGGTTTGTTATATCCTGATACTCCTGCTCTAGTCAATCTTGAATCTTTTTTCTTAGCCATTACTTTTTCTTTTTGGGTTTACCTTTAGGAATCATTTTCTCAATCTTAGCCGCTTGAGCAGCATGCATCTTAGAAGCATTTTTTAATTCCTTTACGACTTGTTTCATTTGTTTTATATTCATCACTTCTTACTTTTATAACCTCCACCTGCAGCTTTATATCTTTTAGCTAGCATTTGAGCTTTACGTGCTGACCACTGACCTGGTCTACCACCTTTGCTACCGGCTTTGATTGAATTAAACAATCTTTTACGCATTGTTGGTTTTGTGTAATTACCAGATGCATTAACTGTACTTTTCTTTTTTTTAGTTGCCATAGTTATCTTTTTTTACCTTTATGCAATCCATGTTTTGCATGTTGTTTACCTTTCTTAGTTGCAGCTCTTTTCTTTTTATTAGCTGCTGCTAGTTTAGATCTACCTTTTTTAGTAGACTTAAGTTTCTTTATTGTCTTTGACGGAGCATAAACTTCTCCAGTCTCTGAGCTTTTTTTACCAGACGGAGTTCTCCACTTTTGTTTAGTCCACCTTTTTAAACTTTTTTGTCTTTTAGTTAGTCCCATGCTTTAGTTTATTATTTTAACTATCTGTACATAAATCTCCACAATCTATTGCATTCACCCATGATCTAAGGGTTACTAGTGTTTCTGTACAATAAATTGGATAAGTTAAACCTTCATAAAAGATAGCACGTGCAGCAGTTACTACATTGCCATCAACTATATCAATGAATTCTCCTACAGCAGTAATCCTGTTTTTATCTATAGTGGCAGCTGCCTGCTTAGTGTAAAGAGACGTAACAACGCCTTCAGCATTTACTGTTTGAGTTCTAAATACCTGTGTGATATTTACCCAATCCGTTTTATATATAGGAATATTTGCCATATTAAGCGTTTACGGTTATCTTTTAAGCTTGAAAATTTGGATACGTTTCATCCATTATCTTTTGTAATTTAGCACATTTCTCATATGCCTCATAATCTATGAAGTGATGTATCATATTTTCTAGTTGTTCTTTTGTAGGCCCCGTTTCCGGATTAAACGCCATTACGGCTTCATGACCGGTGTCAAACTTATGACTTAACAATTCATCAAAAGTGATCTCATTAGTTAATACTAAATAAGAGTTATTAAAAGCTGTATCAAGTATTATTTGATCTAGTTGTAATTGTTCCATTTCTGTGAGACCATTGTCATGTTCAGGCTCATCTTTCCATTTTGACATAGTAAATTATTTTTTAGTTACACTCCATTTATAAGAACAATATACTAAAATTTAGAGTCCCAAAAAAATAAATTGCACTCAACCTTCCCCCCACCTGATTAAAAAAAATTTACCACCCCTATCCAAAATTTGTGTGTTTTACGTGCTTGAAAGGTTCTTGCAAATTGCTCCCCATCTTTTTTTTGTGGTTGGGGAACCCCCCGTAATCATCCACAGCAACCATTAAAAAATAGAAAAATGGCTTACTTACACAAAATCAATCAAGGAGTGCGTGCAGACGGTACCACTTACAAAACAATCATTGTATCAGACAAACCATCAGGTTCATCTGCAATTACAATTGGTTCTCAAACAGTTCAAATGGGAAACAATGCTAATGCAAGGTACGGTATCTATAGCCCAAAAACTGAAGATAACAAACCAATGAATGCTGATAATCCTTTTTGGGATACTTTTGAAACAGAGTTCAAACCAGGGGATGAAATACCTGCATTAGTAGTTGGTGACACTAACTTTACTTTTAGTGACGGTACTGTGAGTGATAACTTATTCTACTGTAAAGCGTAGATTAAGAACAGAGTGAAGGGTGTAATGCCCTTCTACTCTTCCTTTCTTAACCATTAAGTATACTTTCCTAACAGGATTGTATAGCTTCTCACTCTTTTCTCTCTTTCTTCCTACTATTTGCTCCCAATCTTATAATTGTGCTCAAACTCAAGGAAAAAAAAGAATAATGTATTTAAATGTGTGTGTCATTTAATACATGTGGCCTCAATACCCACTAATTACCACCTTTTACCACACAATAATAATCACGGCTACTAATAATATAAATATAGCTAACACTACTACTAGAGGAGTAATAGCACAAACTAAATACATTGTCTCTTCTTCTATAGGATAAGCATAGTACCCGGAATATCAAATCAATAACCACTTAACCTTTAAACAAATGAAAATAACTTTTATAAAGCCTGAGCTATTCGTTCAGCATAATAGGAACATAGGTATCGTACTCTTCTCAAGAGAACAGGACCAACATGTTAACTTCTTTACAGGAGATATGGAACATAGACGTGTCAATCGTAATGAATTAGGCTCACCAAGTATGAATTACTTAGAAGCAGAGCTATTGACTAATGAGTCATTAAAACTCTTAGCCATAGATAATAATATAATAACCATTAACTATCAACAGAGTCTAGACTTCTTAGAGTATGCTGTTAGTTATAATTAAAACCGCTGTAATGAAAAGAATAATATACCTTATGGTGTTCCTATTTATAGCAGCACCCATCTTATCCTCTTGTGGATCGTCAAGAACCTGTAAGAATTCTAAACAAACACCAGTTAAATGCTGGAACGCACAGAAACAAAAGTATGTAAGATGCTAACCTAATAAAAATAATCAAATGTCAAAATCACTTAAGAAAATACTAAAAGAGATGCTGTGCGTACTCGTACCTGTGATAGGTATTGTATATGCACTGCATTATATAATAAACAACCCAGGATTATTCTTGGGTTGGAAGATACTAATAGGGATCATAACACTAGCTGTGTTTATTAACCTTATTATATATTTATTCATTAAACCAAATGATGTTACCGTAAGCCTTACACCAATCTTCGGATGTGGTATAGGATATGGAGACTTTAACTACTATGAAAAAGAGGTAATGTTTTTATTACCATTTGTTATGATACAGTTTAAGTATCCAAAAGATAGAACAGGACACAGATTATAGTCCTACTCTATGATGTATAATAGACTAACAGTACCAGTATTATAATTAGATATTAATACTAGTGAGTTAGGCCTTGAAGATTGTTAATTGTGGTTAGAGTGGTAACCCTTGATATGGCACCTGTAGATTTTTTTTCGTTTTCATAATAAACTTGTTTATCTACAGGTGTCCTCTATCTTTAATAAAAAATTAAATATGGCAAATAAACTAAATATAACAGAAGAAGTACTAAATAAATTAATTGAGAACGTTCTAAATGTACAATGTGAACATAACTCTCAACACATAGTACAAATATTATTAAGAGAATTACCTGATTATACTAAGGAAACTATACTTCACTTAGCATGTGTAGGTAAAAAGTATGAACCAGTATATCCAGGAGACTATATTAAAGTAACACCTCCAAACTATCATGCAGGATCAGAGTTTGAATGGGACGTATTAACGGACCTTAAACTAAATCCAGGAGGTGGTATGGTCTATGGTCTAGTTGAAGATGATTGTTCATGGACATCAGATAAAATATATAACCCTTTCTATTCACGGATAAAGGTTAGTCTAATGTATCATGACAAAAAAAGTGAGATGAAGTTCTTTGAATATGATTTCTCACCGGTAGATTTAATTCTAGTAGCAGAAGAAGACATTAAATACTTTGATATAATACACCAACTAGATGCCTAGGCTGTCTAAAGCACTAGTTGTACATGAATATAACAAGAGAAAGGATAGACCAGAAGGCAGCTTTGGACCATATATGGTAAAAAAATACTTCTTAACTGACGTAGTATTAGCTCAAGAAGCAGATGATAATATGGCAATGTTAAGATTACTGAAAGATCATGTACAAAAAGAAAAATAAAAAAAGATTTGGGATAGTAAAAGACCTAGTAATGTCTGACCCAAGTCTATCTATACAAGCTAAAGGACTATATGCTTTATTGTCCTGTTATGCAGATAAAGATAGGGAATGTTTTCCATCATTATCAACCTTGGCTGATAGCCTCAACGTTACTCCTGATAGTATCAGTAGGTATATTAGAGAGTTAAAGGCCAATAAATATATAAAAAGAGTAGGAAGAAAGCTAATTATAATTTAACGTTAGCTATTATACTGCAATTTTTTTTTGAATTTAGACTAATAAATCTAAATATTATTCCCTCAGACAGGTTTTAATATTATACTTTTGTTGTTAGAATAAACAGCAAATGATAATACAATTACCCAATGGTAGGATAATAGAATGCTCACTGGAGCAGTACTTAGCATTGTCAGATGAAGAGTACGCAGACCTTAATGGTCTAAGTTCAGCTTATACTAAAGAAGTGGGTAATCCTTTTTACAACAGCTGTTTAAATACAACTACACCGCCTGAAATCAAACAATCAGTAGAATATATTGAAGAGTTTGAACCAGCCTTAGATGAAATAAACGCTTTTGAAAAATTGGATGACCCGTATTTCCATTCAGATGATGTATAATCATCAATAAAATCAATTATTAATCACTAAAATTTCTAAAAATGCAAGGAAACGTAAGTATCATTGCTGATGACATGGGTAATGTTATCAGACAATCAAACAACAACGCAGAGTACGGTTATGTAAGACTGACTCAACAAAGAGTAACCTTTGGTAACAATGGTTGGGTAAAGAATAGTAACCTATCAACATTATTGTTAGGTAAACTAGAAGACCTACAAACTCTAAATTTAACAACAGACACTAAATTACCAGGTAAAATTGTAATTAAGGAGTCTTTATCACCATTTAGTTCAACTGAACCAGACAGAGATCTTAAATATGCAGGAGATACAGGTATTGTATGCTGTGTAGATGGACAACCTATTTATAGGAAAACAGTTTTTACAGCTGATGCGTACTCAGAAGATGAACTAATAGCTCACACTAATGGACAAGACATCAGAGAAGCTAATGGCATTACTAGTCAAGTAA